CGTTCGTCTGAAAAGAACGTATGATATGTCTAAGGTTAAGATCGAGAACGTGCCGCCAGAGAACTTCTTAATCTCACGAGATGCAGGTAGTATTGAAGACGCTAATTTTGTAGGAATTCAAGTAGAAATGTCTCGTTCTGACATACGAAAGATGTATCCTGAAATTGCAGAAAATGTAGAAGATTGGGCAGACTTACCTAGCTCTTCTGAAGACAATTCTTCTTACTCACAGGACGTTGCTGTACGTAAGCGAGTAACTGGACAGACCTACTATCAAGGTATGAATATTGAAAATAATGATATCTCTCTTGAGGCTAACCGTAATGTTGCAGTAACTGAATGCTGGATGAAGGTTGATCGTGATGGAGATGGTATAGCAGAACTAAAACACTTTATTACAGCAGGAACAATTGTTCTTTATGAAGAAGATTGTAGTTATGTGCCTCTTGCGTCATTAAGCCCCTTTGAAATTCCCTACGAATTCTTTGGTCTTTCTGTAGCAGACATGACCCGTTCTACTACGCTTACTTCTACTGCCATCCTCCGTGGCTTTGTGGAAAACACTTACTTAACAAACTACTCTCCTAAACTGGCAGACCCTAATGTAGTAGATTTTTCTGCGTTGCAAAACATGCGGCCTAAACAAATCATTCCTACAAATGGTAATCCACAGGGTGCAGTAGCAGACTTGCCGCCCAGCGCAATCAGCGCAGGAACAGTACCTCTCTTACAACATTTGCAGGTACATAAAGAGCAAGCCACAGGTATGTCTAAAGCGGCTCAAGGCCTCAATGATGAACTGTATGTCTCAGGTAACAGCGAGATGAAGTTAAGTCAAGTAATGAATGCTAGCCAAAAACGTATCCAACACATTGCACGTAAATTTGCAGAAGGTGGATTCAAAAGGTTGTGTGATGGTGTATTCAAAACTATACGTGACAATATGGATGAAGTTACAATCATGTCTGATCGTAGAGGAGAAATACTTGATTTAGATCTTAAAAATCTACCAGAATGTATTGAACTGGAAGTTGATGTAAATCTGGGGGAAAACTCTAATAGTAACAAACGTGATAAACTCATGTTAGTTGCATCACAGTTAATACCTATGCTTAAAGAAGCGGGAGCTGAGAGTATGATTAAGCCTGACGCGATAGCTACTATTGCTTTCGACTTACTTAATACCTTAGACCTTAAACCAGAAAACTATCTTCGTGATCATACTACCGAGGAATTCTTAAAAGAAGCAGGCGAACAACAAAAAGTGAAAGCTGAAGAAACTAAGAAAATCAAGGAGATAACATCGCGTGTTGAAGAATCTAAAGCTAAACAATCTGAAGCTAACTCGGTTTATACCAAAGTTCAAGCCGACAACGCACTACAAGATAATATCCGTCAAACTGCTATTGCTCTCGATCGTCACGGCCAAGAATGGGCTAAGCTCAAGACTGCAGCGATTAAAGCAGAAGTGCCACCTGACCATCTCCCAGTTCCGGGAAATATGGACGAAATAATGATGAAGGCAATGGAGATAGTTAAGTCTATTGAAGCTGCACCTTCAGGAAAAGGAGAAGAATCCTTAGACGAGATGGTAAAGAAGCTAGGAATTGAACCTGCGCAAGCAATACAATTACTACAGCAAGCTATGGGAGGAGGTGGGCAACAATAGCCCCCTCTTCTAACCCCCACACCTCTACCCGAAAGGATGATGTGTTTACAAGGTAAATTATGGAAAAGTACAGAGAAGCAGGTGAGAAGCGGATGACAAAGAAGATGCATCCTGATCGTCTATCACAAATAGCACTACAAGAAGCTACATTCTCAGCAGATATGAGAAATAGTTTTTTCGACTCAGCCTACGGAGATATCTTAGTAGATTTCTTTTTAGAGTGGCTGAAGACAGAACCTCATGAGACCAAGACTCGAGAACACTTATATGCTTGTTCTATGGCGCTGGGCAGCGTTAAAGAAAAGCTAATTAGTATTGAGACTAAGGGTCGTAACATTCCAATTATGGAAAAGTTAAGTGAGGTGGACAGCGATGATTAAAAGTAATAACGAATCAATAAATAAAGTAGTAGACAACATTGACAAATCAATTGACTACTTTATTAATCAACACATAATAGACCTTACCGGAGCAAATCGTATTAGAAACGATGCTAGCGTTGTACGGGGCTTAGTCGAATATCGATCAGCCTTGCTTGGTCTAATTGAAGAGAATACTCCGAAGAAAAAACGAGGTAATCCCAATTTTGGTAAAGATAACCCGTATAATACTAAAACGGAGGTAAATGAATAATGGCTGATAATAATATTTCTACCCAAACGGATGATAACATTGTTGACAGCGGTTCTGAAGATCAGATGCTCGCAGACATTATGGGCCGATCAGAAATACTCCAGGAAGCTGGAATAGTTCCGACACCGGACGAATCTCAACCCGAGCCTGAGAATCAGGACTCAGAAGACACAGGAACAGAAGAAGACCTTGAACAACCTGTAGAATCTGCCGAATATGAAGATGATGCTGAACCAGATGATGAAGAAGAGGAGTCCACTGAAAAGGAAGACGGAGATGCTGCGGCTACCGAAGTTGAAACTTTTGCAATGGATGAATTAGAAGACATTATGGTGTCCCACAAGATTGATGGTGAGGAAGTAACTCGCCCTCTATCAGAGTGGATTGCTGGTTCTGCTACCAAGCAACATCTTAGTAAACAAGGTCGTGAAATTGGGGAAGCTCGTAAATCTTTGGAAGAAGAGCGTACCCAAAAATTAGGTGAAATAGAAACTTTAGCAAGCATTGTTGCAAACGAAGTCTACACTGAAGAAACCAACCACCAGAAAGAGTATCATGAAATCTCTCAAAAGCTTATAACAGCTAAAAAAGAGGGGGATACTTACGAAATTGGTGAATTGAGTCAGCAACAGACTAAGGCACAGTCTGAGTACTGGGCTGCAAGGAATAAGAGGGAAAGCCTCTCTACCCAAGTAGTTCAGCAAAGGCAACAGCTACAGCAACAACAGTTTAATGATTCTGTCAAACATTTTAACGATACTATAACGGACATCATTCCTGATTGGGATGCATCAGTTCAACAGTCTGTGCGAGAATTTGCACTGGGTGAAGGTCTTCCGGAGGCCTTAATTGACGTAGTATCTGACCCTAACTTGGTCAAATTTGTAGACGAGTTTCGTAGACTAAAGCAAGGTATTGCAAGTGGCGCTAAGAAACGTGCTAAGATACCCGCTAAAAAGATGCCTGCTAAAAAAGCAAAAACACCTGCTAAACGAAAACAAGATCAGGCGGCAATGACTAAATCAAGAGCTTTCAGCGAAAATTCTTCGAGAGAAGAACAGATGGAATTTCTGAAAAAGTTTGCGCCGACACGATAAGCCAGTATTCGGCTAATATATAGGTAAAATAAAATGGCAACAGGACGTTATGGCACTTCAGGTGCATCCACACAGGCAGCAGATGCAGTAGGCAACCGCTTCCCGTCAGGCGCATCAAGCGCTTCCGTATCCGAAAAAGAGGATTTGGCAAACTTCATCTCGATGATTACTCGTGATGAAACTCCATTTATGTCTTCAATCGGCAAAACAAAGGCTACAGGTGTATATCACGAGTGGCAAACAGACGAGCTAGCTGCTCCAGGAAACTCACGAGTTTCTCAGGGTGCTGACTTCTCAGCAGTTACTCCAGATGGTCGTACGACTACTGGTGGTGATCATGGTACCGGAGGTGGTGTTGTATTAGCAGCAGCCGATCGTAACCGTGCACGTTTGGGTAACTACACACAGATCAACGCAAAGACTGTATCGGTATCCGGTACTAAGCGTGCGGTAGATCAGGCAGGCGTTGCAGACGAGTATGCTTATCAGCTAAAGAAGCGTGGCACAGAAATGCGCCGTGATATTGAATCTGATTTGATTCACTCTCTGAACATTGCAGTTCCAGGTGCCGCTGGCACAGCTGGTACAATGGCTGGTGTATTTTCTTGGGTTGAAAATGTAATTAACGTTGCATCAACAGATGGCAGCAACACAGCTGCTCGTTTCTCAACAGCAGGTATTACTGCAGCAGAAAATGGTACTGGCTTGGGTAACTTCTCAACTGTAGCATCTGGATCAAACGTTGGTGAACTTGAGTTAACTCACATTGACCAAATCATGCAAACCATCTATGAAGCTGGTGGCAAGGCAACTAAAGTTATGTTGTCCCCAAAGAACCGCCGTACTTTCTCTGCTAAAGCACAAGCTGCTGGATCAAACGTACGCCGGAACATTGATGAGGCTGGTTCACTCCGTCAGGCAGTAGACATCTACATGTCAGACTTTGGTGATATCATGGTTGAGCCTAACTACATTATGGGTCTTGCAAAGAACGTAACAGGCGCGCTTGGTACTGCTTCTGTTGCAGTTCCAATGGCAGATGCTATGGCACTTGTCTATGATCCAATGTGGTTCAAAGTAGCTACTCTTCGTCCAATGCAGGAAGTTGACGTAGGTCAGAATGGTGACTCAACTGTAGGTATGTTCGTTGAAGAGTGTACTCTTGAGTGTACTAACCCTAAAGCTTGGGGTGTAATTGCTAACATCGGAGCGTAAATTTAGGAAAGGGGGCACCTTCGGGTGTCCTCTTTTACTAATAGGAGTTATAAATGTTAATTAAAATTACAGCGAATGGTAACGCATTAACGCTTGATCACGTTGTGGTTGCTGCCGGGGGAATCACTTATATTGCTTTAGGTGGTAATAACTCTGTGGAAACTGATGCGGCAGGCGTAATTAATGCAGTATGTATATACGCTAACGATACGGTAAACAAGGTACTAGTTGGTACAACCAGTGGTAAAGTAAACCGAGTACAGGTTGGGAACCTAGGTGGTGGTGGTGTATTTACATCAGTACTAGATTCAGGTCCTTATGCCTAATAATACATGAGAGGAACAGCATGGCTAAATTTCAACACAGTTCAGCGGCAGGAGACCTACAAGGTCAACTGATCACTGACGGTAGCGGAGGTAGTCACTGGAGAGTTGAAGGAGACATCTCTGGTACTATCGCCGAAGTTAAACAAGAAAGAGAAGCAGGGCGTAACACTAAGTCACATTTTCAAAAGATGTGTTCTATCCCGAATATTGTGGTATTGGAACTCAATACTAAGTATAATCTAGACATACTAGATCCGGAGTTTATGCATGACCCTGCTATGAAAAAAAGACTGGTATATTTATTAAAAACAGAATATCCAGATCTACTAATTATGACATAGGGGATTATTATGGCAACATACGCAGAACTTGTAGGATCAGGTGATTACACCGGAACTAACGCAGGAATAATTAGAGACTGGGCTAACCGAGATGTCTCAGTGCTTTCTCACTCGGTAGTATCTCGATGTGTTAATTACGCAGCAGATGACGCCTACAGAACACTACGTGTGCCGCCATTAGAGCTTACACGAATATATGAAGTAGAAGGAACTGCTTCAGAAATCGCCGCAGCAGGAGCCAGTGTAAACCCCGATATAGGCCCAAGTGCCTTTCAGGGAGGCGGTAACGTCCTTTCCATCACTGCACCTTCTGACATGATTGAAGTTGTTTTTATTCGTAACGCTGATGTTGGTACAATCAACTCAGGTATTGTTTACAATGAAAAGGTAGATTCAAGAACTTTTAATGATGGCTTTGGTCAAACTAAAGATTTTTATTTTTACACCAGAGTTGGCTCGGATTTTAAACTTCATGGTAACTTTACTCGCGGTGATACAATTGAGCTTCACTACTACCGAAGACTACCTGCGCTTGACGCAGTCTACTCAGGAAACTATGTTAACTGGACAGCAAACCTTGGTACAATTGATGTAAGTGGTACGCCTACTCTGTACACTAATTCAGCAGACAAGACAGAATCATTTTTTAACACCCGTATAGCAGCCTCTGCAAGTAATTGGGTGGGTGCTGAAGCAGGCAACTGGTTACGAGATGAAAATGAAAAGATACTACTTTTTGGTACTCTTAAAGAAGTGTTTATTTACCTTAATGATGAGAAAGAGATACAGAAATACGACATATTATTTAATGAACAAATAGATAGCCTCAATGGAGAGGAACGTCAACGGCTTGCCCGTGGAGGCAGCATAGCAATGTCTTTTACTGGTGTAGGATTAGGCTAGGAGAGATAAAATGGGATTACAAACGCTAAACAACGAGGTTAGTTCCGCAGACGCAGGGGGTAGCTTTGACTACAACGGAAATGCATCTGCTAACCTTGCTTCTACTTCTGCAGCAGGGGCAAGCGCATCTCAGGCAGGAACTTCTGCAGCAGCTTCTTTGGCAGCAAAACTTCTTTCAGAAGCAGCGCGGGATGCAGCCCTGGTAGCTAAACTTGCAGCAGAAACAGCAGAGACTAACGCGGAAACAGCAGAAACCAACGCAGAAACAGCCCAGGCTGCAGCAGAAGCGGCATTGGACGCCTTTGATGATAGGTTTCTTGGAACTAAAGCTACAGCTCCTACAGTAGATAACGATGGAGATGCTTTAGTTTCGGGTGCAGTTTTCTTCAATTCAACAAATTCAAACTTAGGGGTTTATAACGGCACTGCTTGGGAATACCCAGCGCTGGAAGCTCTTACAAGTAAAAATGCAGCGGCAGTATCCGCTTCAGCTTCAGCAGCAGACTTAGTTTTAACTAACGCGGATGTAGTGTTAACTCATGCTGACGTGGTGTTAGCAGAGGCTGACAAAGTCCAAACAGGGCTAGACAGGATTGCTACCAATGCAGACGTAGTTCTTGCAGAGGCAGATAAAGTTCAAACAGGGCTAGACCGAGTTGCAACTACTGCGGACGTTGTTTTAACCCATGCGGATGTTGTTTTAACTAACGCAGATGTAGTACTTACTCATGCAGATGTAGTACTCACTCATGCTGACGTAGTGTTAGCTGAAGCAGATAAAGTTCAGACAGGGTTAGATAAAATAGCCACTAATGCAGACGTAGTACTTACTCATGCAGATGTCGTTTTGACTAACGCAGATGTAGTGCTGGCAGAAGCAGATAAAGTTCAAACAGGTTTAGATAGAATTGCAACAGCAGCTGACCGAGTTCAGACTGGTGCAGATGTTACAACATCGGCAAGTACTATTACTACAATTTCAAATTCAGCAACGGCGGCAGCAGCAAGCGCTACTACAGCTACAACAAAAGCAAGCGAGGCCGCAGTAAGTGCAGCTGCAGCAGAGGGATCAGCCCTTGCGCTTTCAATCGCATTGGGGTGACATAAATGGCAAATATTTTTAAAAACTACACAAGCGCTTCTGTTGGTACAGGAGCTACAACAACCTACACAGTTCCCTCAGTCACAACCTCTGTTGTAATTGGGTGTAACCTTGCAAACAGGACAGGCTCACAGATTAGAGCAGACGTTCAGGTTGCGGGAGTCTTCCTTATTAAGGGCGTACCCATTCCTGCAAACTCTGCACTCTCTGTACTGGATGGTAAGGTTATTCTGGAAACTACTGATACAGTAATTGTAACCTCCGACACCGCATCTTCTTGTGACGTGATCGTGAGTGTCTTGGAGCAAACATAATGGCTGGATATATTGGCGGTAACAAAGTAGTTAGCGTAACGGTTGATACTTCCGACATTACTGGAAATATAACCGTAGGCGGTACAGTAGACGGTCGCGATGTTGCTACAGATGGAACTAAACTCGATGGAGTTGAAGCTTCAGCAACAGCAGATCAGACTAAAGCAGACATAGAAGGCCTTGGTATTGACTTACCAGCGGCTAACCTTACAGGAACAGTGGCAGCAGCCAGACTAGACACAGCGACTACTCAGGCTGAGTCGGATGACTCAACAAAGATAGCTACTACTGCTTATGTGGTAGACAAGATTACAACCTTAATTGGTGGCGCTCCTAGTACACTAAATGACTTGAATGAGCTTGCTGCCGCGATTAACGATGATGCTAACTATAACAGTACACTCACAACAGCTTTAGGTACAAAGATGCCTAAGGCTGGTGGAGATTTTACAGGTGCAATTACAGGAACAACTGCAAGTTTTACAAGACTAGATATAAACGCAACTAACACTCAACTAAAAGGAGATTTGTTTGCAAACACTGATGGCGCATTTGACATTGGTGCTTCTGGTGCAAACAGGCCTAGGAATTTATATCTATCTAATTCAATCGTTGCCGCTGATATAACAACAACAGGCACAGCCACGGCAACAGGAGTTATCGTTGGAAATTCTAACATTGGTAGTAACTCAAGTCACCTTGCTAATTTAACCATTAATAATAATGGCTATGTTGGGTCTGTGAACAATAGCACTGCTCTTAGAATTATGACATCTGGGGATGTTAACATTGCAGCCAAGTTACACGTAGAAGAAAACCACACGACTGCCGTAACCAACGCCACCACAATGATAGCTAACACAACCTTCAGCGTCAACGGCAACGCAAGCCAAGGTTCCGACATAATGCGGGTAGGGCCAATGTCTTCCGGTGGCGCATACTTTATAGAAGTTTCTAATAGTGCTGGTTCGGCGACTTACCCTATTTTGTTAAATCCGATTAGCGGGGGCAACGTGGGCATTGGAATTGCGGCCCCGTTAGCTAAATTAGATATTGCAGGAAATACTACTACCTTTGATGGTATGGCTAAGATTTATCTGACAGATTCAAATAGTAATAGTGCTTCTAGAAACTGGTCTATAGGAAATGGCGCTACTGGTTTTGGTAATCTTACATTTGCTGTTAGTGCCGCAAAAGACGGTAATGCTGGAAATGGTACTGCTGTTAATGCGATGGTCATCAATTCGTCAGGCAACGTGGGTATTGGGTGTACGCCCTCTTACAAGCTAGATGTAGCCAGTACTGTCCAGATACGGGCTGGGGAAAGTTTACGTTTACAAAATGCTGCGGGAAGTTCTGCCGCAACAGTACAGTGTGCTGGCGCTGGTGGTAATTCAGACTTAGGCTTTAGTACGGCTGGTTCGGAGCGTATGCGCATCAACTCGTCAGGTGTAGTTAGAATCGGAGGCCAAACAGGTACACTTCAACTTGGCAACGATGGTACTTATTATGCTGACATTGAGTGGGAATATAATAATAACGAACTGGCATTTAGTACAAATAGTGGTGCTAACTTTACCTTTAACAGTGGCGGCTCAGAACGTATGCGCATCTCATCGGCAGGCGCAGTCACCACGCCGTCACAGCCAGCGTTCTCTCAGATGGGTAACAAGTCGCATACTATCACTACAACAGGCACTCCAACTATGACCAGTGCTAATGTGTGGTCAACAGGTATTCTTAACTCCTTAAATCGAGGTAGTCATTTTAGCGCATCAACAGGAAAGTTTACAGCACCCGTTGCGGGTGTTTATCAGTTCAGTTTTGATTGTATGGCTTCAAACTTTAATTCTGGTTATCTTTATTTCTACTTCAAACAAAACACCACCACACTAGCAACTATGCAAAAGTCACAAGGAAACATTTTCCAAGCTATATCGTTTAACGCAAACATTTCTTTGGCCGCAAATGATTATGTTAGTGTTTGTTGGACTAATAACTACGCGAGTGGGATTATTCATTGGCCCTGCTTTAGCGGCTCATTACTAGGATAAAAGGAGGCAAGAAATGCCAGATATTACAGTAACTTTAACAGACACTCAGCTAAAAGGCTTAGAGTATTGCGCTTTAGACCCTCAAGAATGGGCAGACAACGCGCTAACTAACCGCGCACGTATAGCCAACGAGGAAATCATCCAGATGTACACAACTCGTGCATTAGATGAAGGCGTAGCTATCCCAGCAACCCGTGAGCTTATCGTAGCTGACGCCTTCACGCGAGGCTGGGCGCAAACGGCTGCTGAAGTTAATGCGGCACAAGCTGCCCCCGAATAACAAAGCCCGTACAATACACAACTTTTATTCCTCATCTGAGGATCAGTAGAGAGGAAAATAAATGTCAGGATATATAGGCGTACAGCCAGTCCCACAAACTACTCAGACTAGGCAGGGCTTTACGGCTACTGCTGGTCAAACTTCCTTTGGAACTAGCGGCTATCAGGCTGGCTTTCTGGACGTATACCTTAACGGAGTAAAGTTAGCAGCAGCAGACTATACAGCAACTAACGGCAGTGATGTCGTTCTTAGCGCTGGTGCAGCTGTTAACGACATTCTAGAAATCGTGGCCTTTGAATCTTTTACTGTATCAGACGGTACTTTCTCAGGTACTACTACAATAGACACCCTAACAGTAACTAACGATGGTGCAGGGTCTAACCTTGATGCCGACCAGTTAGATGGACAACACGGGGCTTACTACACAGGCTACACAGACACTCAGCTGGCGGCTTTGGTCGATAGTTCACCAGCAGCCCTGAATACTCTTAACGAGCTTGCTGCTGCCCTTGGTGATGACGTTAACTTCAGCACAACAGTGAATAACTCTATTGCTACGAAGCTTCCACTGGCTGGTGGTACTATGACAGGCGCTCTGGATGTCCAAGGCACAGTGACGGCTGATGGGCTGACTGTGGACACAACAGATCAAGTGCTTATTAACCACAGTGGTGACGGCGGCGGTATTCGGATAGACAGTACCAATGCCACAAATACAAGCAGCCTAAGATTCGGAGATGTCGCTGACAACTACATCGGTGCGCTAGAGTATAACCATAGTAACGATTCTATGGCGATGTATGTAAACAACTCAACCCGATTAACCATCGACTCGTCAGGAAATGTGGGCATTGGGACAGCCAGCCCAGTTGCACTTTCTGGTCAGACATCCCTTACTATTAATGGCACTTCAGTCGGTCGCTTAGACTTGCAGAGTACAGGTACTCTTTTTGGAAACGGGACTAACCTTACTTTACAAGGTTCTTACGCTAAGAATGTTGTAATTGATGGTGGGACTACAGCAGGAATACAATTTCAAGTAGGCTCTTCGGAAAAGATGCGCATCGACTCTTCAGGCAACGTAGGTATTGGCACAAATTCGCCTACAGGTGCTGGAACAATATTACATTTAAACGGCTCAAGTACAGTAGCAGACTTCCACATGACAAACACAACAAGTGGAGTAGCTAGTACAGACGGATTTATAATGAGGTATAGTGGTTTAAATGCCGAGTTTTTAAATAGAGAAGCTGGAGCTAGTATTTTTTACACAAGTGCAACAGAACGTATGCGGATCACTTCGGATGGCAATGTTGCCATCTCCAAAAACTTAGGCGTCAATAAAGCAATTTCGTCATCGGTAGCTTTAAGCGTTGGCTCCGATGCAGCCTCTACTACTTCATACGGTCTAGAGGTGTGCAACAACACTTCCAACACAAGGTTCCTTGTTGACGGTCTGGGTAACTCTACGTTCTACGGCAGTGATAACTCAGTCACAGCAAAGTTTACCTCGTCAGGCAACGTGGGCATTGGTACTTCGGCCCCATCTTTTGAAAATGGCACAGGTTTAGAAATTCGTTACGCAGGTGGTAATGGCGCACATCTTAAATTAACTGATAATGCATCAGGTGCTGGTGGCACTAATGGTTTTGATTTGTATGCTTTTAATACTAGCGGCTACATTGAAAACTATGAAGCAGGCGCTACTGTCTTTAGAAATAATGGCGATGAAAGTATGCGCATCTCATCGGCAGGCGCAGTCACCATGCCGCATCAGCCAGCGTTTAGTGTGCTTCCTGCCAGTATGCAACAAAATCTGGCTCCCAGTGGAGTAGTTGCTGTTGCGTTTGGCACAGAGCGATTTGATATTGGGAGCAACTTTGCAAGCAATAGTTTCACAGCCCCAGTTGGAGGTAAGTATCAGCTTAATGTTGAGATACGTTTAGACAATGTGGACACAGGCGCAACTTACTATCATCTGTATCTCATTACCAGTAACAAAACATACCATAGCATAATTCAACCGAAATTTACAAGTGACCTTGCTTATATGTCAATTTCTACGTCAGTTTTAGCAGACATGGACGCAAGTGATGGTGTATATGTAGCTATTTATCAAGCTGGAGGTACTCAACAAACGGACATTTCCGTAGATAGCAATTTCAGCGGCTACCTCGTAGCATAACCACGGGCGAAATAACCCTCACTTAAAGGAGTGACATAACATGGCAACAATTACACTTACAGTAGACGTAACGGATACAGAGCAAGCTATCTTGCTGAACGATCTGTTGAGCATAGACGATTGGCTACAAGCTGCAATGCTTGGAAAGAAAAACAACTGTTGGAAACGGATGCAGACTGAGTGGACTACCAAGCTGATGAATGATGATAGCTTCACTGATAGCATACCATCTAATCAGGCGGACTTTGTAGCATTGGTTACTGCACGATCAGACTACAAGACACGTACTGAACGTAATGCAGCAGACTTAGCATCTCAGGAGGTATAACATGTCACGATCAAGAGACTTAGCAGATAGTGCTGACAAAGACATCGTAGGCACCCTCACAGTTGATGCTGCAGATGTTCAAGGAAATATAACTGTAAGTGGTACCGTGGATGGCAGAGACGTTGCTGCTGACGGTACAAAACTAGATGGTGTAGCAGCCTCTGCAAATAACTACGTACACCCTAACCATAGTGGTGAAGTAACTTCTACAGCAGACGGGGCTACAGTAATAGCTGACAACATAGTAGACGAAGCTAACCTTAAGATAAGTAACTCACCCACCAATGGAGCCTTCCTTTCTGCTCAAAGTGGAAACGCAGGAGGTCTAACTTGGGCAGCTGTTCCTGCTGGTTACGCAGACTCTGACGTAGCGGCCTTTCTGGCTGGCGGTGTAACGGGCAACGTATCTATAGATGGCGGCACAATCAAGCTGGACGGTAACTATCCTACTGGTTCAAACAACGTGGCGTTGGGTAATACTGCGCTAGATAGTCTTACTTCAGGTGGATATAATACAGCTGTTGGCGCTGATTCTGCTACAAACAATACAACAGGCGATTCCAACACTGCAATAGGTGCATCAGCCCTACTTTCCAACATCACTGGCAGCAGAAACACAGTAGTTGGGTTTTATGCAGCGGAAAATACTACAGGCAATTTTAACACCGTAGTAGGTACGTATAGTCTTAGAGTAAATACTACTGGCGAACGCAACACTACCTTGGGCAATCAGGCTGCGTATAATAATACCACAGGTTCTAACAACGTAGCCTTGGGTGACGCTGCACTTCAATCAAACACCACCGCCACTGGCAATACTGCCGTTGGGTATGCTTCAGGATATACCAATACTACAGGTACGGATAATGTAAGTCTTGGTTACAATGCGGGTTATTCAAACGCTTCAAGTAGTAGCAACACTTCTATTGGCTCTCATGCTTTATATGCAAACACGGGAGCTACTAACACTGCCTTGGGTACGCAAGCCTTAAGATTTAACAGCACCGCCTCCAACAACACTGCCGTTGGGTATCAGGCTGGGTTTAGTACGACCACAGGGGCAAGAATAGTTGGGGTAGGGCAAGGTGCGCTTAAAGCAAATACTACTGGCGGCGATAATGTAGCTGTTGGTGCAAACTCAATGTTAGTTTCAACAACTGGAAACAACAATACTAGCATAGGGTCTGCTAGTTTATACTTACAAACAACTGGTGCAAACAACACTGCTTTAGGTAATTCTGCTTTATACTCAAACACCACCGCCTCCTACAACACCGCAGTTGGGTATCAGGCTGGGTATAGCAATACTACGGGTACTGAGACGGTTGCTATTGGTCATCAGGCTTTGAAGTCGCAAACAACGGGCCGCAACACTGCGTTAGGCTTTAATGCTGGCTTGGATGTTTCAACTGGCACACATAACACATTAATTGGTGGTGAAGCTGGGGAAAACACTACAACAGGCGGCAGTAATGTTGCCGTGGGTACTCACGCCCTCCGCTCCAACACCACCGCAATCAACAACACGGCTGTTGGGTATCAGGCTGCTTATGATAATACTACTGGTGAGGGCATCACTGCTATTGGAGAATCCGCACTCCAGAATAACACCACCGCCTCCTACAACACCGCAATTGGAAGATACGCTGCTTTTAGCAATACTACGGGTACGGGCATCAATGCTTTTGGGCATCAAGCACTTACTTCTAATACTACAGGTAGTGCTAACGTGGCTGTTGGTGGATATGATTCGGGGAGTGGTACTTACGCCCCCCTTTATGAGAATACTACGGGTTCATACAACGTAGCTCTTGGTGTAGGCTCACTACGCAACAACACCACCTCCTCCAACAACACCGCTGTTGGGTATCAGTCTGCTTATACTAATACTACTGGTGATGCTACTACTGCTATAGGTACAAAAGCTCTTAGGGGAAATACAACAGGAAGGTTTAACTCTGCTTTAGGTTATGAATCTTTATATGCTAACACTACAGGTACTTATAATGTTGCCGTTGGTTCAGCGGCTCTCTCCCAAAACACCACCGCATCCGGCAACACAGCGGTTGGGTATCACGCACTTACTGCCAACACAACGGCAGCAGATAACACATCTGTTGGCTACTTCGCGGGTAAGTCTAATACGACAGGCGCGTATAATACCTTTATTGGAAAAGACGCAGGGCTTACTAACACTACGGGAACTCTGAACTCTTTTATCGGGGAGTATTCTGGGCGTTTAACAACAGGCTCAAACAATACTTTCTTAGGTCAACAATCTGGAACTTATATAACATCAGGCACAAAGAACACCATCATAGGCCGCTATACAGGCAACCAAGGCGGCTTGGACATCCGCACCTCAAGCAACAACATCGTGCTGTCGGATGGGGACGGTAATCCTAGGGTTCAGATTGATTCAAACGGTTTTACAGGCATTGGCGGAGCAGCGAGTTATCCATTTGATGTACAATATTCACGTGCAAATAACTGGGCGGCAAGAGTTTCTAACAACTCTTCCACTAATCCTTACGGTTTAATAATCGCTACACCAAACGCCGCATCCAATAACGTAGTTAGAGAGTTTTTCCATTGCTCTGACAGTGCAGCTGGTCGGCTGACAATATATTCAAATGGCAATGTCGTAAACTCAAACAACAGTTATGGCGCTCTTTCTGATGTAAAACTAAAAGAAAACATTGTTGATAGCGGATCGCAGTGGGATGACATCAAGGCGTTGACTGTTCGCAAGTACAGCATGAAAGCCGATGAACTTGATGCTCCTAACATGCTTGGAGTTATCGCCCAAGAACTTGAGACTGCTGGCATGGGTGGCCTTGTATTTGAAAGCCCAGACAGAGATTCTGAAATGAATGATCTTGGCACTGTCACTAAGCAGGTCAACTACTCCATCCTCTACATGAAAGCAGTCAAAGCACTACAAGAAGCTATGACCCGCATTGAAACCCTTGAGACACAGAACGCTTCTTTTGAAGCACGTATCACAGCCCTAGAAGGAGCATAACTATGACTGACGCACCAACCACAGAAGAAATCGCACAGCACTACACGGCAATGGGTCACTCTGTTGCACTCATCACAGACGTTACTGCAGGGAATGCAATGGCTAACGATGATGCGGCAGACCGCCAAGGCTGTGTAGACCGTAACACGCAACACCTAGAAATTATGGTTGCCAAGGACTACTGGACTAATGAAAGCATGACGGCAGCTAATGCCGCTGTAACCGCTGGCAATTCTTACACTGCTAGCTAATTTTAACTTAAAAGGAGAATACAAATGACAGAGAAAAAAACACAAGTCATTAAGATTAACGATAAAGACTACACAGAAGACCAATTAACAGACAACCAAAAAATAATGGTTAATCATGTAGGAGATTTAGATCGTAAGATTAACTCCACAAGATTTAACTTAGATCAACTATCCGTTGGC